TGTAATACCATCTAAAAGAAATTTATATGTATCATAATCTAAATTAATAGAATCAAATGTATAATCTGGATCATCAGTAAATGATGTTGAATTAATTTCAATTATATCAGCTGGATCAGAAGTTGCAGTTTCTGTTATAGGATCATAATAAAGATTTGAATGTATAAAACATCTATTTATATTACTAAAACTGTATGCCCTAAAATCTAATTTAACTTCAAAATTAACTTCTTTATAATTTGCAAAAAATAATCTATTAAATTTTGAATTAATATGTTGAGGTATAATTACATCAGATCCTAAAAATAAAAATTCTTCTAATGATAAAGAGCTAATATTTGTACCATCATCAAATATATCTAAGGTTCCATTTTTTGGTATATAACTATCTGATATTACAGTGATAGAAGGTGCCCCATTATACGAAGTATATTTAATCGCATATACTTTAATATGAGTATAGTTCTGATCAATACCGCTAATTCTAATAACAGGTATTGCAGAAACTACTTCATTTACATTTCCTCCACCTGCACCTTCTCCTTTTGTAAGAGAAATCATTCTACTTAATGGTGAAATTTTAGTTTGCAATGCATTTAATCTATATAAGTTATATGCATATTGTATTCTACCTGCTGTATGAGTACCACCTCTAATTACATCAATAATTTCAGGTTCAGTTATATTATACTTACCTACCATATTTGTAATAGAATATGGTAAATCTATTAACTCTTCTAAATCATCATTTGCAATAGAATGATTTAAATTAATTGATCTCATCTGGTTTATACCATCTACCCAATATAATTTATCAATTTTTTCATTTTCAAAATTGTCTATAATTTGTAATGGATTATTTGTACTAAAACCAAGATCTCTTAAATACAATAATTTTAATTGATCTGTAAATATTTCTATTTTCCAGATGCAATCAAAACCATTATTATCAGTAGTAAAAAGAATAATATCTTCTCTACTATTTGAATGTCCAATAATTTGTTGAACACCACTTTGATTAATTTGTTTTGATTGTAATTGTTTGTTTATTTCATCAGTTGTGTAACTTAACCCATTTGCATTTGGGCTAGCCATTCCAGTCCATGTTATGATTTTATTTGTATAATCAATAACAGGTGATGGAATGGATAATAATAGTTTATTGCCTTTTTCATTAGTTACAGAACCTGTAGTTTGTGAATCAGTTGCAACAATTCTTATATTTCTACCTTCAAAATAAAAACCATTGGAAGTTTTCTGACCATTTACATAAGCCTCATTATATTTGGACTTTGAAATGTCTTGATTCATTCCAGTATAAGACTGCGTTGTTACTTTATTCATAATAAATTATAGTTGTTTTATTTTTCCTATATCCTGTAAGATATTTAGATAATGTTTTTACTGAAATATTTAATTCTTCCGCACAATCTGACATACAATTCCATATTTTGTTGGTATCAGTACATATAACTTTTTTAGCTAAATGATTATCACTTCTTTTTTTACCAACATTAGAATAAATTTCATTTTTTCTAGCATTTTTTAATATTTCTTTATGCTCTTTAGATATAACTTTACCTTTATTAGCTAAACTTATTTTTAGTTTTGTTTGCTCGGAACAAACTTTATTTTTCATAAATTGACTAATTTTAAGTTTAGTTTCAGCAGATCTTTTTTTACCTTTATTTCCAATACTTATCTTTAATTTAACTTCTTCTGATAAACTTCCAGATTTATCATTTGTTTGAGTTAATTTACAGTTTAAACCTTTTGTAGATAATACATTATAATGATCCTGCCAATATCTTTCTTTAATATTAAGTTGATCTATACTACACTCTTCTATAAATTCAAATATATGATTTACAATTCCATATTTTAAAAATGAATAATGTAATTTAGTTTGAGATTTACTTTGATTTATATTATTATATGTTAACAATCTAATATTAAAATCAATAGTTTGACCAATATAAATTTTATTATTTGGAGAAGTTATTTTATATATTCCTATCATTTTGTTTTATTTATTATCTGAAGCGACGCATGCGTTCTTTTTCTCCAGCTTTCTTAAAGAAGTTTTGATGTGCTGTAGTATTGATGATTAATCTGTTAAGTGAGTTCATTAATGTTTCCATTTTATCAAGTGATGGCATTTGTAATGATGTAAATGCAGATGGCATGTAGAAGTATCTCTTTTGTTGGATATATTCAAATGCTTTGTCTGTAATTTTACCCATCATCCATAATGGCTCTAAGTAACGACTCAATACATAGTATTCAATACCTAAAGTTACTTTCTCATGATCAGGTATTAATGGATAACCATCTTCATCTGTAGCAATAGCTTTATAAGCTACTTCAATAAACCCATCAAGCATTGATGTAAAGATAATACCTTTTTGAATACTGTAAGTAAACTCAGTCTTTCTGTGGTTACCTCTTAAATCAAACTCAGTGTCTTGTTCATTTGCATGTTCAGTTGCACTACTATGATATATATTAGTTGCTTCTCTCATTGCAATTGGACTACCCATCTCACCATCTTCTGATACTTCAACGTATCTAACACCATTTAAATATAGCAAGTCACATGGTAACTCTGCCTTATGCATTGTTAGTTCCAAAGTATGAATCTTATCTAAATATACCATTGGTACACCAAGTAATTTTATAAACTCTAATGCATATTCAGCAGCTTCTTCATATGTTATTTCAGCAGCTAATGGGTTCTTTAATACTTTCCAAAGTATTGTTCCTAAACTTTTATAATTTCCGTTAAACATGATTAATATAATAAGTATGTGTCATAGCGTTCTTTTGTTTCGTCTTTTATTCTAGCTCCTAATAATCTACTAAAAGCTCTGTTGGCTTTAAAAGAATACAACTTCTTATTAATAAAAGGATACTTATATTTCTTGAAGTATATCCTAAATACATATTTCATTGTATGATAATTATTATGCCTTACTAATAATTTCTTTTCTTTTGCTTCATCATCTTCTGACCAAAGTTTATTTGTAGCTACCCAATCTACTGGTGCAGTATTATAAAGTTTACCATTCTTAATTGATGGTACTCTCTTATCTTTCTTAATACTTAGTGTTGAACCTAAATGGGTTAAATCATATTCCAAATTTTCTTCTATAATTAAATCAATTATAGCTTTGTTAAAATCTGAAATTATATTACTGTATAAAGTTTTATTCATTTTTATCTCAGGATATTCTGTCCTAAAATATTTATAATAATCACTTAGTCCGTAATGTGTTTTAATTTTACCTTGGGTTCTTTTATTCTTTATCATCCTCTGAGTTATTTACTGAATCTTCATTGAATACTTCATACTTACCTAATTCATTTACAATTTCAGCAACAATTAAATCAATATATTGAGGTTGTAATGGATAGTTTGTAACGTCTTCATCATAACAAGGTAAAGCATCAGTACATCCACAACATGTTTTATAGTTTAATAAATCTAATGGATTTTCAAATACACCTGTAACAGTTAAGCAATCAATCAGTTTCATTGTTTCTGACATGCTAACTAAATATAAATGTCTATCATTATCTAAGAAACAATAAATCCCTTTATTAAAAGGGGAATTTTTACTGTAGACAGCTTTTTCTTTTGTTACAAAATTGAATGGAATATCTGTTCTATTTGTAGGTCTTACATTAGTAATAGCAGATTTGATGTGCAACTCTAAAGGTTGAGGAATTGGTTTTTTAGTTCTATAGATAGTATCACACTCATAAGTTAAACCGCATTGGTTAGCAGATACTTCTTCTAGTTCTAAACATAATGTCTGTGTAACAGAAACATCAGTAGTACGTTGATAATTGTTTAATTCTTGACGTAGATACTTTGCTCTTTTGATATTAAGCAGATAAACAATATATCTATTATCTAATTCGCCATCGTCTGTATATTGCTTTAGTTTCTCTCTAATGTCATATACAATTTTGTTTAATGTCATATGCGTTATATTAAAAAAGCCTCTCTTTATTAGAGAGAGGCTTCGTGTTAATTATTTATTTATTTCTAAATACTTTTTATAATTTGTGTCACTCATTTCAAATATACGCTGAGTTTCCAAATCTTTCATTATGTGTTTTACTGTGCCCCTATTAGTACTTACTGTTTTGATATGTTCTATATCAAATGTTCCTGTAATAGGAGATGTCTGTTTAACTTCACCAAATATAACACCAGCATGATAGCTAGGATTATCTAAGTATTTTAATTCGTTGTAAACTTTTTCAAGTTGTCTAACATCTTCATCGCAATACTCTAACATTTTATTCAAAGCTTCTCTATCATTTTTAAAAATAATGTCTAACCATAAATCAATGGTAGTCTTAATTTTACCTTCATGACCGAGAAACTTACTAATATAATCTAATCTATTTGAGTTTAAATACAATTTAGATTTAGCTACTTTTAATGTATCGAACTGTTTATAGTTTGGTAACATTGGTATTCTGTGATATAACGCTCTAGTTTTCAACCATTTAATATCAAATCTATCACCATTGTGTGCTACAATTAAATCAGATTCATTAAGTACCTCAACAAATTGTTCTACTAAAAAGTAATCATTTTGATCTTTATCCCAAGTTAGATTATAAACTTCATCTTCACCTAACCATTTATAAGATACACAAATGATACCTCTTTCTTTAATTATTTGATCATGGCTAATGTTTTGTTTGTAACCAGCTCTCCAAAACCATCCTAGATTAGGAGATGTTTCAATATCATAGATTAATATTTTAGGAGATCTTGATTTAGTTTTATTAAAAGTTGATTTTAATTCTTCTCTACATTCTTTTAAAGCTACTTTGCAAATATTAATTGTAGTTTCAAATCCTTTATTCTTTAAATGGTTTCTTAATCTCTTAGCACC